GCCTGTGGGGCTGCTGCGGTGTCTTAACCGGCATCATAGTGGGCACAGTGATGGGTGTTGTAGTGTCGAGGCTGCTCTAGTGTTGTAAGGGCTGATTATATTTATTTATATTCAGCCCTTAATCTTTTTAAAATAATTTAAAACAAAGTGTTGACATCATTAACAACGTTGTGTAAGATTCAATCATCAACAACACAACGGGGCAATATGATGGCTAAGAAAGAAACAAAGAAACAAAGAGAGTTTGCAGTTAACAAAGCAGTGAGCGTGTTAACAGAGAACAACCCAATCAACATGTTTATGCTTGGTGAACTATCAGACAAGTTAGAAGCAATGGACAGCGGAGACTTGGCATTGATTATCGTTAGTGCTTACTCACCATGTGGCAACGCACGCTGGCAGGATGTTTTGGATGGAACGGTATTCACTCAGACGCAAATAGACGGTGCAACAGTTACCGTGCTCAAAGAGGTGGCAGCATGAATACATTTGAGATCAATATTCAGTCAACCATTATCCAACGGATAGTGGTTGAAGCAGCAGACCGAGACGAAGCAGTTGAGAAAGCTACAGAGGTAGCCGCTTGGAATACTTACGAGCATGAGACAGTTGTCTATCGCGAGTGGGACTACGCTTAGCCTTCCTCTTTGAACTCCCCGTCATGAAGGCCAATTCGGTTGGCCTTTTCTATTTCACCCACGCGCTTCTCTAACTCTGTGTGCTCATGGATAGCAACGCCAGTCTCAACCAGTTTAGACAGCTGCTGTGCCTCACTCGCAGTCAAGTTACCCTTAGCCAGCTCATCCAATATAGATTGCATTTGTTCTTGGAAGTTCTTTGCTATCTTCAAGCCTTCAATCTTTAACTTGCGGTGCTCTGTCATCTCAAACCGGTTGCGCATCAGCATTGACCACAGTTTAGAGTCAAGCTTTGCGCCGTCATGTTCTTGTATCAAATGATTCTGTGCCACATCAAGAAACCATCGCTTAGCCTTCTGCTGTGCAATAGTGTAAGCCTCTTTAAACTCTGGATTCTTATCGAGCCATATATCGAATGTGGCATTAGCAATCGAATGATGAGCGCAGAAGTGAGCACGGTCTTTGCCCTCAGTAAACATCGCTATCAACTGAGCTGGCATCGTGTCCAAGTACTTGGTCTGACCGTTATAAGCCATGTGACATCCTTTGTGGATACTAGTTTCTTACCTAGTGACCTACCTTAATATAAGGTAAGCACCTGCCCCAAGTATAGCAAGGGGTAGCCAATAGTTAAACCTTTGCGCTTGATGCCCATAAATGACTGTGTCGCTGGCTCGGCCGCATAGGTATGATTACCTTGCCACGCCTTAAGTATACAGCTACGCGCTTGTGCCATGCTCGCAGGGCTAATGTGTTTGGACTTGCCATTAGTAATGCTCCACTATAACTCTACCGTCACCATCAATGGCCAAGCCTAAATTCCTTGGTAGATCATTAAGAAGTTTCAGCTTGCCATCAGCACCAATGCTTGCTAGCACCCACTCACCATACACAAAGTCAACCTCACAGTTAACACCATCAACACGCGCCGTGAACTCTGTTAAATCTAAAACTGGTTTGTCATCCTCAACCAAGCGATACTTCCTGCCGTCTATTACTAACTCCTTCACCGCGTGCCCTTTTGGTTTGAACCCACTCAAAAAATCTTGTATGTTTTCCATTGCTATACCGCCTTGTCTTGAAAGTTAATCACTACCTTGTCTTGGCTGTCGTTCTTTAGTTCACCGTCATAGCATTTAGTAATGCTAATCTGACCGATGTCATAGTGATCGCCATCAATACAGATATACACCGGTGTATCTAGTGAGCCGAGGTTATCATCACGCAACGTATGCAACAATACAATTAGGTTTGTTAATGTCATGCGCCTTCCCATTCATCAGCAACAAATGCTTCCATGTTCTGCATCACTGCACTACCTGATATGTTTTTGTAATCGTTAGATATAGCTAGCCGTAACCTAGCTAACGTTAAGCACAGCTCAAACTTAACATGTGCCACCCAATTAATATCCACTGTGCCAGTATAAATATTGCCATCAGACTCTAGCCTGTTGAGCACAAAGCCTGCGTGCTGTTCCAGGCGCTTCACCAATTCCAAATTCTTATTCACCAACATATTAACTATCCTTACACAAATTAAATATAGCCCTGTCTAAATACCACCTAGCTTTCTTTAGGTCATCCAAGTGCATATCTATATCACCGCCTTTAATACCTGCACGCCAGATATACTTGATCGCATTGCCTAAGTTAAACCCCATGTGCTCTGCTATATCTATACACTCCACTCCGCTTTTGTGACTCGTGTAATGTTTCGGATGATTAATATTTCCATCCACACCTACTGCCTTATCCTTCAACACAATTATATTGCTCCTGTAATGCTTCACACTGCTGCACCTGTTGACGCAGCTCTTTGATTGTAGCTTGCGACTCACCATGCCTAAACATCAGTATGCCACAACAAATAAAACTAAACATCGCGACGATTAACGCTGTCCACATCGCTTCCTTTTCAAAACTCATTGGTCACCTCTCACACAAAAAGCACTGAATTTTACAGGCTTTATAAACTTGTGAATGTTTTTTTCATGTGCTATGAATTCCTTTGCCGCTATCTCACAGCTTGATTGGTTCTCATAATACAGATGTGTAACGTTCACGCCTTGTGCACCCATTAGAATCACCATGATCAACACATACATAACGCACCCCCTTTTAAAAATCTTTCCGCTTCCATGCAACACATGCCGCCACAATAGTGCTAACCACAACCGCAACCACCGCGAGCACTGCAAACAATACAACCACCGCTATTAATTTGTCCGTCATGATTTCTCTTTCCCTGAAAGTTCCTTGAGTATAAACTCCTGTCGTTGTGCAATGTTAACATTGTTACTCTGCAACCGCAAGCAGGCATCCTTGATATCATCAAGGCGGTATTTGTTAATGAGATCCATTGCAGTCATCCAGTGCAACCCTAAGCCAGTAAGATATGCAATGCACTTACCCATACGTAGCTCGACCCGGGACTTAGGTAGCATTGGTTTTCTCACTCGTCGCCTTCCTCTAGGTTTGTGACATAGATGTACCCGTGGTTCACTAGCTCCTGTAGTGCGTCGACCGTGCCATCCCAGATAGAATTAGGAAACCTAACCCCATCCCGGGTGGTTGTTAAAAAGCAACCTAAACCCTTTGCAGCCCATGAAAGGTTTGCGTCACGTATTATCATAAGGCGCAGCCCATCGTGTCTCTCTGGACGTTTGGTGCACCATGTAACCCTAACGAAATTCAACATTTAAATTGCTATCCCTGTTCTTGCTTGACCATGCACTGTGTGTATAGTATTTCATGAACCAGCCTAAACACTTTGGGTGTGCCGTATGGATGCCAGCCATCGTGCAGGCATTGATTGATTACTAAATCGAACCTGACTACATCACTGTCGGTGATAGTCTTGTAGCCGGTGATTACATTATCCATTGTTAGAGCTCCTAAATGTTGCCGTTGAACCATCAAAAAATAACTCTGCCACACCTACAGCACCGCTTCTATTCTTGCCAACTATAACCCTGGCATTCTGCGCGTTGCGGTGTATAAATAAAACCGTATCAGCGTCCTGTTCGATACTACCTGAGTCACGTAGATCACTCAAGACTGGTGTCTTGTCCACCCTGCCTTCGGAGTTTCGATTGAGCTGTGACAGGACAATGATAGGGAGCTCTAGCTCTTTAGCCAAGAGTTTTAGTTCTCTGGTGATAGCTGAGATTTCATGTACGCGACTCTCTGTCTTTGGCTTAGTCATTAGTTGCAGGTAGTCGATTACTATTAGGCTAAGGTCTGGATTTAGTTTCTTTGCCTGGTATGCGTAGGCTTTTACCTTACCGATTGTGGAGCCCGTAGATACGGTTTCGATCTTAGCCTTGTCTAATTCACCCACTGCGTATGCGAACCTGCTCATGTAGCCGTCATGCTCGTTAAGTTTGTCGTCCTTGAGGTAGCTCAGAGGTATGCAGCCAGTCATTGCGATTAGTGATTTAGTTATTTCATCTTCACCCATTTCAAAGCTAAACAATAAGGCTCGCTTGTCTTGCCGAAGCATTGCGTTTTGCATAATGTTTAGCGCAAGGGTTGTCTTGCCCATTGAAGGGCGTGCCGCCAATACGATTAGCTGCCCAGCTCGTATGCCTTGCAGCAAGTCATCGAGTTGTTTGTAGCCGGTGTTGATCTTAAGTTTCTTTTCACCGTCGATTGCATTGCTGATCTCATCTACAACCGCGCTTAGCATTGTAGACATGGTAGATTTCTTTTCAGTGATCGTAACCTCTGCGCTAATAGTCTGCAACTTAGTCTGCGCCAGGTCTATGATTTCCCCAAGTGGCTGTTGGAAATCATTTAACCCTTGGATATGCGCCAGTGATTCTGATAACCGCTTGCGTGCCTGTAGTGATCTCATTTGCATCGCGTAGTGGTATGCGTTCTTAGCACATGGGGTAGCACGCATAATCTCAGCCAGAGTACTGAACACATTAACCTCTGGCATCTCAGGTTGAATCATCCCCTCCAATAACAGCATGTCAATCGGCTTGCCCAATGCTATGAGCTGATCCATAGCTACAAAAGTTCTGAACATTAAATCATCCTGAAAGTCTGTAGGTTCGATGACCGCCTTCACTATTGGCAACTGAGCATGGTCAATCAGTATCCCACCGATGACTGCCATCTCTGATGTTAGTTGTATATCTATCATAAGTACTCCTGGTGCTAGCGTCTTAACTTTAAGTCAATCGCTCGTTGTTGTTTAAGTTCATCAAAGGTTCTCACCTTTGCATACGGGCTGCTCGCTTGTTCCGGTAATGGCTTTGTGTAATCGTCCTTACCTGGCACTTCGCGAAGCGAAAATGTGCCTGTACTAGTACTTGCGGATGCGCTAACAGGGGTGTTGCGCTCCGTAGTATCAGTACCTTCTTCTAGAGAAGAAGTATTAGTACGCAGAAAGTGCGCACTACGTACGACTAACTTAGGTGCTAGAACCCTTGTGGCGCAAGAGGAGTTCCACTTTTTTTGGTCGTATCTTTTTATCAGTTTATTGGTAACCAAGGTATTAATATACTTGTCAAAAGTCCTTGGTGAGATAGTGTCTTCTGGGTGCCTGTTGTTGTAGAGTTCAAGCATAGTCTTGTTACATGCAACGCTAATGTTCTTGAGGTTAGTTACACTGATGATTATCTTAAGTAAGTTGGTTGTCTTTTGTTTTATCTTTAGTTGCTTGCACCGGTTCTCTGCCCAGATATAGAGGCTGCGTTTGTTATTCTTCCAAATGTCTGGGTCTTCTCTACGGATGACCTGGGCTGAATATACTCTTTGTTTTCTTTGGGCAATAATTGTCATGCTTCACTCCCTGTAAAGTTAACTAGAAAAGAAATATGGGTCAGAGGTATTGAACTATGGGCGGTTTGTGGTATGATCTGCTGCATGTTTGCTCTCTCTTCAGGTTTGTAAACATTCATATTTGATGTCCTTATTGCTGCGTTAAGGTCACCGGATAAAGTAAGCTTAACGCAGCAAGATTTAAAAAATAATATATAGAGTACCTGCACCTTATCTACAGATCAACTCATAATTTCAAAGTTTAGTTTTTATCTTGGAAGCGAGCCACTTGGCTTGACGGTTTAATCTATGCCGGGTAAGCAATGATAGACTGACGTGGCTCGCACTATAACTATAGCCCATCATAACCACTTGGCAGCCCGAAGCTCTGGGTCTATTTCTTCTAGAAGCTTATACCTATGTGCCAGCAATGCGCGTACTAGCAACGATATATTACCACCACACTTCCTGTTCGCTTCCTGCTGCAATGCAGCTCGCAATGGTATTGTCAGCACTATGTTGCTGCGAATTAAATGATCTCTCATACTGTAAAACCTTGTTGACTTTGTTGTTAATGATGCGTATCATCACATAATCGTAAACATAAATCAAGGGGTGTGTGATGTTAAGTAAAAAGTTTAGTATCGAAGGCCGTAAGTTTGCAATGACAGTTACTTGTTATGAAGAAGACGGGAGTACATACCTAGCCGACAAAGAGTTTATTATTGGTTTACAAGATCTAACATCGGAACATATAACTACAGTTACTATCAGTGCTAAAGAGCTAGGTGAAATTGTATCAATGTTAAACGCAGCAAGGTAGGTGTTAAATGTTAACCAAGGAACAAATTTCTATTAGAAAAAACTATGTATGTGGTTCAGATATTGGAACTATACTGGGTGTTAATCGCTTTGCCACAGCAGTTGAGCTGTGGCAGATTAAGACGGGTCGCATGGAAGCACCCGACATTGGTAACAAGCCTGCTGTTAAAGCTGGCAATATGTTAGAAGACGCAGTGGCACACTGGTTTGCTACTGAAACAGGCAAGGAGCTATACAAAGATGAGCGTTTCATTATTCATCCAAGCATACCCGTACTTGGTGGAAACATTGACCGGCGCATTACTGGTGAAAATGCTTTACTCGAATGTAAAACTACACAGTCGGGGGAGGGATGGGGCGAGGGATTCCCAGCAGGGGACAATATAATACCGCACGCATACTTATGCCAGGTCATACACTACTGCGCAATCACCGGATGTGACACAGCTTATATTGCTGTGTTAATCAGAGGTATTGATTTTAGATGGTACAAGTATGAGCGCAACATAGAGCTAGAAAAGATTGTCATGGAGCGATGCGTGCAATGGTGGGAGCAATACGTTGTAGCAGACACAGCTCCGGCACCTGTTACTGAGGATGATGTAACAGCGTTGCTGCAAGGTAGGGTATCAGATGCAACGGCACCAGCAACAGTTGAGATCGAGTGTGCAGTTGATGAGCTACGCCATGTTAGGTCTGAAATAGATTCACTAGAAGCGCAAGAGAAAAGCCTGCGTGATATAATCTGTGCATTCATGGGTGACAGACAAACGCTAGTAACATCTAGTGGCAAAGTTGCAATCACATGGAAGCAGCGTGAAGGGTCTGTACGATTTGATGCTAAGACATTCAAATCAAAACACCCTGATTTATACAGAGAGTTTGAAGTCAAAGGCGATCCGGTTAGGTCGTTTCTAGTAAAGGGGTAAGCATGAACAAGTCTGAAACAATCGGTCATCTATCGCTGGCACTATCAAAGTTGCAAAGCGAAGTGCCGAACGTTCCCAAGGATGCCAAAGCCTATGGCTATTGGTATGCGGAACTATCTAGAGTGTTGGAGATAACACGTCCATTGTGTGCCAAGTATGAGCTAGCTGTGACGCAGCTCTGTGGCACTGACGCAGCAGGGGTAAGTGTTGAGACAGTATTGCTGCACAGCTCGGGTGAGTGGTTATCATCAACACTTGTGTTGCCAGTAACTGTGGGCAAAGGTATGTCGCAAGCGCAGGCTGTTGGTAGTTGCATATCCTATGGGCGCAGGTATGCACTAACTGCCTTGCTGGGTATTGCACAAGTAGATAACGATGCAGCAGTTGTGGTTGCACCAGCACCGGCACCGGCGGTAGTTGTTGCACCAGAGGATAAGCAGGAGCAGATCACATCTAGCTTGCAAAACAATCTGTTGAATAAAAATGCAACTCTTTCTAGGCTTCAATGGCTAGTTGAAGATCGCAAACTGCATTCAAGTATTGCTGGGTGGCTCGAGCACTTCAAGGTTAAAACATTCGCAGACTTAAGCGAGCGCGACTTACAGAAATTAATTAAATCAATCGAGGAGAAGGTATAATGGCATTGAATTATAATTGGGTAGACCCAAAAGAGTTAAACGCATTTCAGGTAATTGAACCAGGAGATGGCGAGTTCAAAGTTATTAAGTGTGAAGAAAAACAATCGCGTGCTGGTAATAACATGATGGTTGTAACGTTCCGCTTGACCGATGTACGCGGGCAATCAACACTAGCTAATGAATACCTAGTGGCAAGCTCTGACCCTGCACAGAACAAATCTACCGCTACTAAAACCTATAACTTGCTCTCGGGCATTGGTATGCTCGCGCTCTATGGCAGACCGTTAGATGGCCGTGATATTGTTGGGCGCAGTGGTCGGTGTATAATTAAGACTCAAAAGTCTGATGACCCACAGTATGCAGACAAGTCCGTGATTGCTAAGTACATAGCTGTGGTGCATGAGCCTGCACTACAAGACCCGAACATGGATCAGGAGATCCCATTTTAGCCAAAGGAGGAACCATGACCGAGCCAAAGAAGATACAACCAGTACCAAAGCCACACGTACCCACCAATGATTGTTTACAGGGGTATCACACCTACATCGTGACGTGCTGGTTAATTGGCGGTGGCAAAGAGAAAGCTGTGCAGATACGATGCCAGCATTGCTTGATGCCTAAAGACCTAACCGAGATTGAGATGAGTGAGTGGTCAAAGAAGGAAGGATTGAGTGGCTAACAGTCTGCGTACCAGGGTTGCAAAACTGCACAGCGATGCAATCAGCGATGTTAGTTCGCAGATAGTTATAGCCAAAGGCAAAGAGGTGCTGCGCGAAGTATGGCGTGGCACCAATGCTAACAAGGTGATAAGGATTGTCGTTCGGTTATAGGGATTGTTACGTGTTATATGATGCTGAAGCCACACGGGAAATATTTTTAATATTCCAAGGCACATACCATTACCGGTTCTCATTTATGTTAAAGGCCGGGTTCCAACATATGTTTGCACTAGAGCGCAGTGCGTTGGGATGGGTGTTATTAGATCCATCCCGGGCTAATTTTCATTGCTGCATACTACCTGCTGCCTTTGGGGATGATGTTGCCGGGGCATTTGCTAGGCGCAATAAAGACTCAACCGTCATGCAGGTCTTTGTTAAACCTGTACAACTAACTAGAAATTTGTACCCGAAGCTTGGGTTGCTTAGCTGTGTAAGCACCATGCAATATACCTTGGGGGTTTATTGGCCTTGGATAATAACTCCATACCAGCTATATTGTAGGCTAAGGAATTTAACCAGCGAACACATCAAGGTAGGGAACATATGGGCGGTGGAAGCGGCAGAAGACAAGCACGTCAGGCGGCAGAACAATCCCGGGTAGAAGCAGAGACTGCACGTCAGCAGGCAGCAATAATCCAAAAGCGAGCACAGGACTCTGCCCTTAAAGCGCAGCGCGTATTGATGCGCTCGTTAAGGTCTAGGAGTGCCGGGTTCTTTGAAACTGATTTCACCACAGGTGGAGCAGGTGGGTTGCTTGGCGGCGGGGGAACATTAGGCTAATGGCAAAGACAAACGTACCAGCCCTATTAAAGCGCAAAGAACAAGCCAACGTGTTCGATGTTGCCAAAGCTAACGCACCCAAACAAAAAGTAAACGTGACAGATTTAATGCGTAGGCGCGGTGATGCCCAGACCGAACTCAACATGTGGAGATCTCTGCTCGAGACTGCATACACCTATACCATACCCAACTACAACCCGTGGGTGAACATGGGCAGAGGTGGCTCCATATGCCCAGGCCAGCAGTTAAACGCTAACATCTATGACTTGACGCTACCCATTGCCCACCAGAAATTAGTTAATAAATTATTAGTTGGTATGGTTCCGCAAGGACAGCAATGGGTTAAGTTCGTACCTGGCGATAGGTTCGGCAACCCTGACTCTAGCGCATACCAGAAGGCTGCCAAGGCAACTCAGATATTCACAGACCAGTTCTTTAATATTTTAGACCGCAGCAACTTCTACCTAGCTGTGAGCGAGAGCATGTCTGATACTTGTCTATCAACTGGTGTGCTTGCAATTAATGAAGGCGACAAGAAGAAGCCACTTAAGTTTGAAGCGGTGCCCGTGTCGTATGTATCATTTGAGGGTGACCCACAAGGTGGTATCTCAGCAGTGTTTAGAGACTGGGTTCAGATTAGGGTTGAGTTTATTAAAACGCTATGGCCTGGTGCCACTAACCCACCGAACAAATCTGCTAGCCAGAAAGTAAATATCTATGAGTGCTCATACATAGACTATCAAGCACCAGAGGCTACCCGGTATAAGTACTGCGTGATGACTGACCAGAAGGAAATACTATACGAGTCAGAAGCTCCAAGCTGGCCGTGGGTAATCTATCGTATGCGTAAGCTCACTGGGGAAACCCGTGGTCGTGGGCCATCATTGGATGCCTATCCAACCGCAGCTACGATCAACGAAGCAGTTGGCGATGAACTAATGGCAGCGGCATTTACTGCCAACCCTATGTACATGGCAGCGAGTGATTCTGCATTTAACAATGATACATTCAGAGCTGAGCCTGGCAATATAATCCCAGTGCAGATGACGATGGGGCAGTGGCCAATTGCTTCCTTCCCCGGTGGTGGCAATATACAATTCAGCGCGATGATCGTAGGCGACTTTCGCCAGCAGATTAATGAATTATTATTTACAGCACCACTTGGGCCGATCACTTCCCCGGATAAGACTGCGACTGAACAACAGATAAGATACATGGAAAACCTAGAGTCTTTCAGTGCGCTAGTACCAAGACTGCAAACAGAATTTATGGATCCAACCATCACCCGGTGCTTGTATATTATTAACAAGGTAGCCCCAGAAGTATTTGCTGGTATTGATCCGACGATTAAGAACCAGCTATTATCAATTGATGGACAGATACTAGATCTAAAATACGAGACACCACTAATGACAGCACGCGGACAAATCAAAGCGCAGGCACTGTTAAGCTATCACCAAGCCCTGGCAACTATGATAGGCCCAGAAGGTGCAACTGCTACATTGAAACCACCAGAGCTAGCACAAGCAATGGCACAGTACAGCGGAGCAAACCTAACTGTTATCAAAGACAAAGAGGAACTACAGGAAATCTTAGACGCGGCAGCGGATGTTGGTACTGAGATGTTAGAGAATGATTTAGAAGCAGGAGCAACACTGAGTGACCAGCAGCAGTAAAGGCGCAGTTTCATTTAATGAATTGTGTTATGAATTATTTACAAACAACGTACACGGTAAGTTCTTTATTACCGAGCTTGAAAAAATGCTGAAATATCCAGTAGCTATTGCTGGTAAAGATATATGCTTTACATGGATGAACGAGGGGCGTAATGATTTCATACGCATGATGATCAACGGCAGTAATTTATTTATGCAAGAAAAACTAAATGCTGGTAAAACCCCAAACACTAACCGAACCCGTACCCGTACAAGGAAATAATTTATGTCAGAAGCAGCGACACAACCTATTGCAGCAGCAGAGGCAACAAACCCAGCGACAACAGCAGCGGATGCTCCCATCCAAGCATCCAATGACACCCCTGTTACATCAAGCTCTGATGCTGCGCCTAACACCGAGAGTGATACTAGTGCTGATAGTGACAGCACACCTGCTGCGGATGCACGCGACTGGTTCATGCGTGATAAATTTGCAACTGAGGTTGACCAAGCTAAAGCCTATCCTGAGTTACTCAAGAAGATGGGCAAGAACTGGGGCGCACCCAAAGATGACTACACCCTAGATAGCATCGAGGGCATAATCAAAGACGACCCATTGCTCTCACATCTAAAGCCAGCACTCAAGGAGCTGGGGTTATCGCAGGATGGCTTTGCATCTTTGATTAAAGGCTATCAGGATGCCAATGTGAAGCTAGGCGAGACCATTGCCAAGCAGGTGCAGCAGGAGTTGGTTGCCAAAGATGCAGCAACCGTTACTGCGGTTGACCAATGGATAAGCAAATCATTTGATGAAGCCCAACAGAAAACTATTCGCAGTTGGATTGTGTCAGTTGAAGATTTCCAAATTTTAAACCAACTGCGGGTTCTTATGCCTGTAGATACAAGCGTGCCAAGTTCAACGGCTGGCAATGCTATCAAGTTTGAATCAGTCCAAGAAGTAGAGAATGAAAAGATTAAGTATCGCAAGGAAATCTCAGAGCGCTTGCGTGTACCTGATAAGAACTTCGAGAATGATTTACAACAAAGGTGGCGTGATGCTTACACTCGTGAAGAATATACTAAAAAGAAATAGTATTGCTAGCACAAGTTAACCTGCTATAATAGGAACTGATATACACAGGCCTTAGCATACTGGATACCTATCTAACGATAGCCTAGTCCCTGACTGAGATACCCTGAAAGGTAAATCGAAACCAATTCGTTTTTATTTTTTAAGGGGACTTACCATGTCATTGCAATTATCACAAATTCAAATACAACAATTCCTAAGTGATGCTCACGCAGAGTTTCAATCAAGTGGATTCTTACTAGAGAAATCAGTGAGAACACAAACAGGTGTTAAGGGCGCGATTTTAAATTTTCCGGTTTTCGGGGAAGGTATCGCTAATCAAAAGGCACCACAAGATGATGTAGTTCCACTGAATATTTCAAACAGAAACGTAGCGTTAACGTTGGAAGATTGGTACGCACCTGAATATGTTGACAGGACTTTCCAGTATAAAATCGCGGTCAATGCCGTCGATGAATACGTTAAACTCTGTTCCTGGGCTTTGGCACGTAGGGCTGACCAGTTGATTCTCGATCAGGTTGCAGCCCAAGCTTATGCTGCGGTACCAACTGATGTGCAAGGTGCATTAGTTCCTGCGGCTGCAACTGGCTTTACATACGATAAGTTAAAGGCAGCGCATAAATTCTTACGAGCACGCTCTGCAAACATGGGACGCAAGTTCATTGTAATGGATGCTGAGGCAGAAGAAGATTTGCTAGCAGAAGAAAAACTAACCAGTTCATTCTTTGTTAATCAAAAGGCGATTGCTGCCGATGGATTAGACGGTATGACATTGTTAGGTATGAACTTCATTGTTGTACCTTCAATGAAAGAAGGTGGACTACCTGCTGGTAAAGCATTTGCTTGGAATGAAATGGCTGTGGGTTATGGCTCTGCTGATAGATTAGGCGGCGACATTTCATGGGAAAACGTTAAGACTTCCTACTTGGTTAACATGTGGTTATCAGCTAATGCTGCTGTTATAGATCCAAAAGGTTTAGTTGAAATTGACTTTGTTTAATTAATTAAGGAGAAATGATTATGCCGTTTGATATTAATTGTATGGGTAAGGTTTCTAGTTCTGGCAACCCTAAAGCGCTAAATGTTTGGCAATACAATGGAACCGCAAGTGGCTCTAATGAAGTGCTTGCTGATCTGATTGCGCCTAACTATTTCGATCCATTTATGGTGAAGCAGACAGCAACGGCTGCATATGGCCCACTGCAAATCGGTGACATGATATTTGTACACGGAACTGTGTCCGCTTCTATCGTAAGAGTTGCTACAGTTGCCCCAAATGTAACTGTGGTTGCATACTAGTTCTATCGGGTGGCAGCGATGCCACCCATAACTATGGGGAACGTTTATGCCAATAGCTATTGCTCCACCACAAACTGACGTTGAGATATGCTCGGCAGCATGTTCCTTAGTTGGTAAGAGTTCATTCAACACAATCGAAGCCGGTGGCCCATTTGCCAGGGATGCGTCTATTTTCTATGGCACACTAGTATCGGCAGAGTTGGGCTCTAACCGTTGGCGATTCGCACTCAAAGAAGATCCAATGGCAATCATAACTACGCTTGTGACACAGGTTGATGGTTATCAATATTACTGGGAATTACCAGCAGATTGTTTAATGCTATTGAAGATCATACAAAACAATACGCGTGGCAGCATGAATGACTGGCAGGTCTTTGGTGATCGAGTGTTACTAAATGCAAAACAAAACCAAACCGCTATCTACTGTCGCAACGTCCCAGTTAGTAAATGGCCGGCACCCTTTGCGCTATACATTGTATTTGCCCTGGCGGATATGCTGAGCTTATCAGTTACCAATAGCGATAGGATGGTTGCGCGGATCCAATCTGGCTTACAAGAGTGGCACGCACGAGCACTGTTTGCAGATGGTCAGAACTCACCAGTTCGTGCCATGCGTTCACGTCCGTGGATTAATGTTCGCAATGCTTTCATCACACGAGGGGGTGGTCGCTAATGCCAATGCGAACCATTCACAATACATTTACGCAAGGCGAATTAGATCCAACATTGTTTGCACGTGTTGACTTAGACAGCTACACCAAAGGCGCACGTAAACTACGCAACATGATAGGGCTATGGACTGGGGCTGGACAAATTGCACCGGGCACAACCTACACTGACATTCTGGTTGACAGAACCAATGGCGATGCACCCATCACAAACCCTGCATTAGTCAAGGGGATTGATTTTCAATTTAGTTTTGCCGATGAAATTATTTATACAATAATATTTAGACCTGATACTACCAGCACAGTTGCCATTGACATTTATTTTGCTGAAAGCTTAGTTGCCACAGTTGCTGCGAATATGTATACCACAGCACAGATTAAGAGTTTACACTTTGCTGTCGGGCAAGACCGTATACTAATCCTGCACCATGATGTTGTAACACAACAACTAAAGCGCGGTGCTAATCATGCAACGTGGGCGCTATCTGCGTTTATACCTAGCATATACCCATCGTTTGATTTCACAGTGATAGGAGGCACACAGTACCGTGTTGCTGGTTTTACGTTCACACCAGGGGCGACAACTGGCAACACTACACTCACAGCATCGAGTGCAATATTTACAGCAAACCATATCGGTGGGTTATATATTGGAGGCGGCGGTTCTGCACGTATTACTGCCGTAGCTAGTACGACATCGGCATCCATTACTACGATCACAGATTTTATAACAGTGACGGCAATACCAGGAAAACTATCTGCACTCTATGAAATTATGTGGACAGCAGGCGGTGGAGCTCCACCGGGTGAGTACAGAGGATTTCCATCTAGGGGTGTGTTTTATTTAAACCGGTTAGTCCTTGCCAATACACCGACACTGCCAAACGTTGCTGCACTATCAACTGCCGGTGTGTATGATAACTTTGATGATTCAGAAACGGATGCACTCGCCGGATGGAGCGCAACATTAAACGGCAAAGGTATGCAAACAATACAAAGCATTGTTGCCGATGATTCGTTAGTATTCTTAACATCGAACAAAATCTTTGCACAAAATCCATTAGTTGATAATCCATTAACAGTGAGCAGTTTCTTTTTTGCGCCACAGTCACAAGACCCGGCCTCTGATATTGAAGCTGTAACTATTGATAACCAAATACTACATGTCACTGGGAATTATTCGCAGGTGATGCAAGTTACATATTCAACAGCGGATGCAAAATATAAAGCAATACCTATTGGGTTACTCTCTGCACAACTGTTTGAGACTATTAATTCAAACGCAACGTGGGAGCCTAAGAACATAAAGGCTAGGTTATATCTTGCAACACAACAAAACGGCACCATGTTAATGTATAACACTATGTTAGATGAAAACATCAAAGCATGGTCACTGCGCAATACTCGTGGATATTTCAGGCAAGTTATAGGTGAAGGTGTACAGGCACATGTTATTACAGAGCGCGAGGTAAATACAGGCGCAGTGTTTGCAAACACAATAGACTTAGTATACCTAACCAATACAACGATGACTGCGTTTGATAATGTGACTGAGCAGTTTAACGACATCGGTACAAACGTTACACTGTTTGAGGATCAATATAACTATATACTGCTTGGTAACACTGTACCGTTCACTGCAATTAATATAACGCTAGCTAGTAATGCTAATATATCCATTGCACCTATGTTTGAATACCTAGACGGCAATGGTAGTTGGAATAATTTTGCCCCAGTAGATGGTACAAATGGTTTCACCGGTAGTGGTGCAATTAGCTGGACATTTAATGATGTTGGTGACTGGATGCCGGGCAGTATTAACGATAGCGAAGATACGTACTATTGGATACGCATTAGAAGAACTACAGCAGCATTGATAAACTTGCCGGTTGAGTCTGTCATACTGATGAATACCGGTACTAGATTGCTCCTAGAAAAGTTAGACTTTAAATACTATACGGACAGCACAAGGTTAACTAGCAGCGATGTTGCTGGCAACGTAGTGGGGCTTACCAACCTAGCAGGTATGCAGGTGTATGCCCGGGCAAATGGTGCAACCTATGGGCCGTACTTTGTATCTGCCGCTGGTACAGTTAATATTATCCATGAGTACCCGGTGGTAGAAATCGGTATGCAATACAAACCATTGCTAGTACCGATGCCAATGTACACACCAACGCAAGAAGGCGACAACACATATACTGAGAAGTACATACAAGATTTGTATGTAGACTATGTAGATTCGTTATACTTACAGGTAGGCACGGACGTGACACACACCAACGTACCAATGATACCGCTTGGTGCTTATACGCTAGGTACACCAATGCCACCACAAACTGGCGTGTACATGGTGCACCCGAGAGGGAACTGGGAACCACGGCAGGAAATTAAGATCACCCAATTACTACCAGGGCCAATGACTATCATCGGCATTGGTTACACAGTGGAGTTAACATAATGGCAGCAGCACCAGTGGCAGCAATGGCATTTGCAGCAGCAGCGACCGCAATTGCTGGTGCTACATATGTAGGACAAAGAAAGGCAGCTCGCAGTCAGGCTATCATAGATGAGTCTGCCGTTGAGCTAAACCGTGAGCAAGCGCGATTGCAATCAGCAGAAGCAGCCCTGGCTAATGCTAATAACTTTCGCAAGGCATTGGCATCCCAAGTGGCACTAGCTTCCCTTAGAGGCGGTGGCGGCTCGGTAATGCGACAGTTTGGCACAGAGGCTTATTCAAACTTCCTGCAAGACCAAGAAGCCATTAAGCGCGGTGTGCGTTTATCTGACTTGCAAGCAGTACATGGGCTGGCACAGTCAGCGGCTAATCGTGGGGCTGCAAACTTGCGTGGGCTTTCACAGTTTGCAAGCACTAGTGTAAATTCTGCATATAGTGCTTATGGTATGAGCAGAGCGCAGACTCCGGCAACTACTCCGGCAACCACTACGATAGGTGGTAGATAATGGCTAAAGATATACCAACCATCGAGCGACAAATCTTTACGCCAAACATACAGATAAAGCCAAACCAGGCTTTTGCTACGATGGGTGAGGCTACTTCAGAAATTGGTAATCTATTAACGCAAACACTTGAGAACCAATCCACATACTATAGTGGACTTGCAGGTGAGCAACATGCTGCTGAAGGTAGAGCACCTAAGAACTTACTACCACCATTAACAAAAGCTACTGCTGCGTATAACCAAGCAGTGGTTAACACTGAAACCAGATCCCTAACCCTGCAAGGCAAAGAGGCTTTGCTCAAAGCTTATGCTGAGCAGTCAGACCCATCTACATTTACAAAAGATACACCAGCTAATTTTGCAGCTATTGCCAGTGGGATCATAGAAGGCACACTAGAGGGCACCCGGCCAGAGAATCGTGTGCAAGTTAAGGATGCGCTAACCGAGGCAGCAGGGCTAGCTAAGGTTCGGATGTTGGACAATGCTATTGCATATGACAACAAGCAAAAAGTATTATTGTTCCAGCGTGAGCTATTACAAGCACAAGAACAATTAAGTGATGCCAGACTAAGCAAAGACCCAGAAGCCATTGCTGCTGCGCAAGGTTTGGTTGAGCAGATCTTTAATGACTATGGTGAAATCAGCCAACCGATTAAGGATTCAATCCCCGATCTTCGTAAGAAAATAGAAACTCAATCAAAGATTGATGATGTGGTTGCAGGTTATATCGAAGCATATCGTAGTGGCAACGAAGTTAAATTCCTAGACCAACTCACCAAGACAAAGCCTGATAACCTAACGCAGACAGAATACTTTGCAGCTCTGCAAGAAGTATTGAAATATGAAAAAACATTTCAGTCTGCGGAAAATAAATACAACACTGAACAATACTACAAAGCGCATTATGAAATTGTATCAGGCCAAATTACAACCCTTGAAGAACTCAAACGACAGTATGGTAATAGCGTTCCTGCATCATCGTTCTTCTCGCTGAGTGAAACATTACTAGCGCAGAAGAAAGAACAAGAATCTGTTTATACTGTTGAGAGCACAAGGTACTTTGGTGCCAATGAAGTAGCAAAGCTGCCAAGTAAAACTTTGAATGACTACTACGCAGAAAAAGAAAAACAAATACTAAACCAGGTCAACAGCAACTTGCCTGAAGGTTCCGAACCTATACAACGATTAAACTTAAGCCAACGAGCAGAAGCTATAGTATTGCCAGCAGGAGCACCGATACCTGACTTCCTAGTTGATTTATCATATGGGCTAAAGAGCACCAACCCAGCAACAGCAACAGATGCGTTAAATGCTTATAGGCTTTTGTTTAGAAACCAAGGGGCGTTTGGGGATACACTCAAAGGTTTAGATAGTGACGCAGATGATATTGCACAGTATGTATTATCAATAGGCGATGTCAGTGAAGCTGATACTCTAAACCTAATACAAACAGCACAAAACAATATTAATGATAAAAGCGATACAACAATGGTTGCACGCCGGGAACGACTACAAAAACTATATGCTGTTAAAGATGGGCTAAATGTAATACAAAGCACATACAAAGGTGCATACGATGTGCTGCCGGATAATGCAAACACTGACGCACACTATGGAACATTCCAGAAATTATTTGATAATTACTTTATGGGTGTTGCCAATGGCAGCGAAACAGTAGCGCTGTCAATGACAATGAACGCACTAAGGGACTGGGGCAAGTCGCGCTTTAGTGAACCAAACAAAATAATGTATGCACCACCTGACATTGCAATACCATTTGCCGACAACGGTTATTGGATGGACAATCAAGTAGGTGAAGCATTAAACGGTTTACTAACCAAGCATGAAGAAGCACAGACAGGAATTGCCAGACCTAAATGGATGGCAGAGCTGCCCATTACCAATGAGACAACAGACCAGCAGATGATGGATACGAACTATTATCCTAAACGTACTGCATTAATCAATGGTATTGAAAGAGAAATATATATTCAGTCTACCAAGAATACCAGAACCTCTGAGTTTCCCGGGGAGATTTACCAATTCTATTACTTGGACGACTATGGCGTAATGCAGTACATAGTAGATCCAAATAACCCATTGGCAGTTGCCAACTGGTTAGCAATGGAGATGGCAGAGTATGTGCCAAATGTATTTAATAATCTGAAAGAAGAATCATTTGATGAAATGGCTTTCAAGATATATGAACGAGAAGGCACTGGCAAAGCCGATGTTGAGAACTCTAACCAGTACCTGCCATTCTTTATTGATGGTGAAGACGTAGAAACTGGCAGGAGATTGCTACATAAGAAAGGCAAGCTGGATAATGAAGAAATAGATATAATCAAAGAACGACTGCATAACATAGGTAAAAAGAAAATAGTATTTAAGGATGGCAAGCCAGTAGAGTTGGATGATGCAGCAGTGGCCGCGCCTCAGACTAAGACTCAACCACCTGCACCAACGCCAAAAGCTAAACCGGGTACAGAGATAGACCTAGACGATATTGGGCGCAGGAAAGGAAACGTAGTTCCATCAACTGGCAGGCCGTTGATCCAAAACGAAGATGGTTCAGTTTCTAGCGAGCTCTCAATTACTATTACAGATCCACGTATAAACAAAGGAAAGCCTACTAATATCCCTAGTATATGGGATGGTGAGAAGCTATCTGATGAAGAAGCAATCGAGAGAGCTATATCCTCTGGTAAAAAGTTTGAATCATTCAAGACTATTGAAGATGCAGTTGAAGCAGCAGTTAAACGTTCTAAGAAATTAGATGAAGAAATTTCAAAGGGCAAAAAATAATGGCTGAACAATCTGTATTAGAAAAGCGCAAACAGTTAACCTACCCGGTAGCTAGTGGCTTTCCTAAAGTATTGTCACAAACTCCACCGCTATCACCGGTGCCGGAAGGTTCAGTATTAGGTGCTGTGTTTAGACAGGAAAATAATATAGCCTCTGTGCTAAACAGAAGTGTGAATGGGTTAAGTGTCGGAGATGATATACCGGGCTTTGATCCGTTGCCATTCGTGCCAACACAATACTTTGACTATGCAGACAAATACATTGGCTTAACGAATGTTGACCAGGTGAACCGCATGAATGAAATCATACGTGGGGAACTAAACGACAAAGCTATTATGTATGCTCACCCGTGGCGGTCAATGGCATATGGTGCAGTGAGCGGTGTTGCAGATTTTCCAGGATTATTAATGCCAGGTGGTGTTTTATATAACGAATACAAACTTGGATCATCAATTGCAAAGAGCGCACTATCAACTGGTATTGCATCATTGGTAGCAGGCACTATAGATGAAACCATGCTATACAATTCCCAGTACACCAGATCAGTTCAGGAATCAATTAACAATGTAGCAATACGTACAATTCTGGGTAGCGTGTTAGGTGGTATTGGTGGTTACTATGCAGGACGCAATGCACCTAAGATATTAAATGCTGCAACAAAAGAAGCAAGCGACATCTATGAGCACGGTCAACCTACTTACCAGATAGAATACAAAGAAGGCAAGTACACAGTTACCAATGAACTGCCAGCACCTAAGCCTACAGGCACACCGCCTAAAAACAAAGACTTAAGCACACAAGGTGAATCGTGGCGCACATCCGGAGATGGTACATCTAATGTACCAACAAGACTAAACCAAGTTATGCCAGGTGGTAGTTATCCGGAGACTGACTCATGGACTGAATTTGAAAATGTATTTACATCACCGGACTCAAATATAAATCCGTTCTTTACCGATACAGTATTTGATGAGTCACAAAAGATTTCCGGGTTACCTAGCATAATGCAGAAAGCTTTAAAACATAATCCATATGTAAGATTAAAAACATCGCCATTAAACTCTGCAAACTTTATAGGTGACATGTTATTTGATACTGCAACTGGAACTGTTGCAACAGATGTAAACGGCATTGCAAAGCCAGTGAATCTTCAAGGATTAATATACTCTAACTATTGGCAATACAATTCACACCTAATAGACATACAAGACATATTCCATAAGCAGGCAGGCAATCTAGCGGACGCAATGAAAAGCGCAGAGAAACCCAAGGGTTTATCCGCAACCGAGTTTGCAGAGGAGCTATCATACTACTTGCGCAACCGTAGTGTTAAATCACCTAACAAAGATGTTGCACGCGCAGTTGAAATTGCCATTACTAAAATACTAGATCCAATGCGTAAGGAAGCAGTTGAGCTTGGCAAGCTTGGAGAGTTCCAAGAAGTTGAAGACTATCTAATGCGGATATGGAACAGGCCATATGTTGTAGAGAACCAACAAGATCTGTCCAAGTTATTGTATGGCTATTACAAAGAAGTAAACGAAGTCTTGCGTGAATCATTACCTAAGATGCAAACGTTCAATGATGCCATTAGTAGATCTAACCAACTACTGCAAGACAACATAGACATGCGTGCAGATGTTGAAACATTCACACAAACAATAGCTGTGAACCAAAACGATTTACTCTCGGTACAAAAAGATTTAGCTGTAAGCAAAGCACGTATAACTAAAGACAACGAAGTAATTGCAAACAAAAAGAATTTCTTAAGCCAAAGAACGCTAGATATAAATGAAGATATAAAAGAAATACAAACCAATGCTGCTGAGTATATCAAGACCGAATCAGAAAGACTTAATAATGAAATAACTTTCTTAAAAGAAAAGAAAATAAAAGCATTGCGAGGGGCTGCACAACAGGATAAGACGGCTGCCTTTGTTGAAAGGTTAACTCGTCGGTATGAAAAAGAAATCATGCAGCTTGAAAAAGATTTAGCAAAGATAATCAGGCTAGCCAATAGGGATGCTCAAAAAGAAATAGAAGCACTTAAAAAGCAATTACAAAAAATAAAGGCTGACACTAGTAAAGACATAAAGAATATGCAGTCATACGTTGCAGAATCAAAGCAGGCTGTTAAAGATGCAGCAGCAAGAGAAGCTGTGCTCATTAAAGAAATCGCAGCACTAAATAAAAACATAGCTGAATTTAACAATATACTTAAAGCACAACCAGATGATGTAATACTTAAATCATTAGAGATGTTTGAGTCAATGCTTAAAACATTACAGACGCAAGACATCTATGGTGTTAAGACTAATCACCTAGTGCATGATGATGGTACCATGCGTACAGTAATGGAAGATCACGAACTGCTAGCCAATGCTAATGAAACATTGCTGACTATCCTATCCTATGGTGATGATGCGCTAGAGTCTTCAATGATGTCTAAGATCATACCCCAATCCGGCAAGCCATTAAAAAGCCGCAAGATACATATACATGACAATTACCTTGGAAATTTCATAAAGAAAGACGGCTTTGAAATTCTATCTAGGTATATCAAAGCAATGAACCCTGTCATATCTGCTGTGCAATATTCAAAAGGCTTGGGCGTAAACAATCTAGAAGAAGCAACCGCACTATTTAAGAAAACCGTCCGGGATGAATATCTATCAAAATCTATGGGCATGGATAAGAAAGCTGCAAACAAACTTGAAAAGCATTTAAGTAAGATAATCCAAGATGTTGATGACTCGGTTGAGATCATAATGAATGTCTATGGCACAGCTAGAAATAATGACGCATGGTATGTAAAATTCCTGCAACACTTCAGAACATTTAATACAATACGCCTGATGGGTTCAATGGCATTATCATCGCTCACCGATATAGGAACGATGTCAATTAGAAGTGGGCCTTTCCAACTAATATATGAAAGTATAATTCCCTTGTTAAAATCAAAAGAATTACGCGCAATGTCTAAAGAGGACTTACGCGCTTTAGGATTTGCATTGAACCATCAGAACGGGCAGATAATTAAAAGTGCTGCTGATACTGGTTCATTGGTAGTACAACCCAATAAGTTCTCAGGTATAATGGATAGAGTACTGCAAGGCTTTGGCAATGTAACTTTAATAAACCAATGGTCAAACCTTACTGAAATGATGGGTGGAACTTTATCTACCAATAATATTTTAAAATCTATTGAAACTGTAATTAATGGTGGCACGTTAAGTCCAAGGGATACTAAGTGGTTAAATAGATTAGGCATTGGCAAAGAACATTACCAAACTATATATGACTTATGGCAAGAGCATGGTGGTACATTAGTTGGCACTAGATATTCAAACCATCAGAAGTGGATCTTAAAAACGCCAGAGCAGGCAGCAGCTTTCAATGCTTTTAGGATGGCGCTTAGTAAAGACATGCGACATATGCTTGTACGTCCTGGGCCTGAAACTAAACCCAAGGCAATGTATTCAGAAGCCGGCAAAACATTTTTCCAGTTCAAGAGTTATTATTTTGCTGCAACTGACAAAGTATTAATGTCGTCGATTCAAGATCGAGGTGACATGGAAACCATCACAGGCTTAATGGTGTTGTTATCTATTGGTGCGCTACAATATGTAATTACAAGCTATACCAACGACAGAGAGCCTGACTTATCTATTGGCAACCTTTGCAAAGAATCAGTAGACCGAACCGGCATACTAGGCATCTATGCTGAATACTATAATATCTTTGCTAAGCTAAACTTAATACCTGGGCTTGGTACAACTAGATACCAAACCCGTGGAATAGCTGGCGCACTAGGTGGGCCAACTGTTGGGGCATTAGATGACTTTGCAACAGCTATGGGTAAGATCAACCAAGCAGTTACAGATGGCAGACCTCTGACTGCTAAAGATTATTCAGTAATGCTAAGGCTTATGCCGTACCAGAATTTGTTTTATACTCGTAGGCTAAGCAGATATTTATTAGGGATAGAGGAATCAAAAGCTGGTGCACCTATTGAACCTACACGGTTTATGCAGCGCAAAGCAGCTGAGTTTAACCAAGAAGGAAGGAAAAGATAATGGCTAACATTAAGATCAACGATGTGCCACAACGAATACAGTATGAAGCCACTAACCCAAACCAGGCTATATTCCCTATACCTTTTCCGTTCTTGCTAAACACTGACATAGTCGTGTGGCAAGATGAAGTATTACTATCCCCAGGTGGTGCACCAGGTCAGTACGGCTTACTAGGTGCAGGCACCGCTTCAGGTGGCAGCATGACATTGGTTACGCCGGCGATCGCCGGTACGATCATAACCATCATAGGTTCAACACCTATTGATCGCACCTCGATATATTCACCGACAATATCAAACTTAACTGGGGATGATTTAAACTCTGACTTAAACAGAATAATTATCATGCTGCAAGAGTTATGGACAATCCAAAACTTTATGATGCTGCAATACAAACCGTGGCTACAACTATCACAAGATATAAACGTTACCAAAGACAGATGGCTCCCCATTCTGCCACCGTTACATGGCTGGATGATGAACGCATCTAACAATGAAATCATTGCAGCTCCCTTTGGTGGAGGTGGTGGTGGCGGCGGTGGTAATCAAACTGTGATTGTTGTAACCACACCATTACCACATGGCTTTGTTGCAGACCAGGCCATATACCATGACGGAATTAAATATGAACTAGCACTTGCTGATGATCCAATTAGTGCCGAAGTTGTGGGCATGGTGATAAGCGTTATAGATCCAAATAATTTTGTATTGTTAACTGGCGGTGAATTTACCACAGCAATCCAAGTGTTAGTGCCCGGAGTCTATTTCTTGTCCGACATTGTGCCCGGTTTAATCACGCTAGATGAACCGACAACACCCGGACATATAAGCAAACCGTTAGTAATCGCAACAGATACAAACACCGGTGTGTTCTACAACATGCGCGGAAAAATAGTAAACGTTGCAACATTCCCATGGCTGCCAGTTGATGCTGATACCGTGATGCAACCCAATACTTATTACTATACTACTGGCGGTGGTAATCTATTTTTAACTTTGCCTGTGGTTGCACCAGAAGGCTCTGTCATTAAAGTGGCTGGTTATGGTTCACTTGGATGGAGGATCGCACAGAATGCAGGGCAATCTATAAGCATTGGCATTACCACATCAACAGTTGGTGTTGCAGGCTATATTGAATCAACAGAACCAACTGATTGTGTAGATTTATTATGTGTTGTAGCCGATACACATTGGATAGCACTAAGTACCGTTGGAAATATTAATGTTGTTTAAAGAGGATTTATAATGACGATCGCCAATTCAATTAATACAGTACTGCTACCAACCATATACGTGTCTAGCACCGGTAGTGATATTCAAGGTACTGGAGCAATATCAAATCCATATGCAACCTATGAGTTTGCACGCACTCAAATTGCACCATTTGCTACCGCAACTAATCCTTATACAATCGGAATGATTGGTGTGTTTGATATTGTTGGCGATATGACGCTATCAGCATTTGTTAACGTGTCTGGCATAGGCACTAGCGTTAGTATTATAAATGTAAGTGGTCAAGTTATATTGGGCGCAAGCTTTGAGGTAACAGTTGCCCCAGTGTGCCATATACAAAATGTTATTTTAAATGTTGCTGGAAATATCAGTCTGCTTTTTGGCGCATACCAGGATGCAACCATACATTTTGATAACGTTGATTTTAAAAGCACGCCACAATTTATTGCCACAGGATTGGGTGCAACCACGCTATGTGAATTAGTTTTAATTGAAAACTGTATAAGCATTGTTACGCAACCTGCATTTATATTTACAAACATTAGAGCTGCAATAGTTAACTCTAATGTTACAACAACCACTGCAATTAATAGCTCAACAATAACGCAGAACTTTTTTATTCTAACCGCACCAGTTGGAAATATGGGTGCATGTACATTACAAACAAATAGCACAGGAACAATGACGGCTATATTGCAAGGCTGTATTAACCTAGGCTCAGCAGTCACACTTAATGGAACGTCCAGCACTTTGTACATCGACAGCGCAAGCTATGGAGTAGCTCCAACATTCTTAGGTGGTGCAACATCTGCTCAAGTTAATTTTGTATCCCTCGCTGATGGCCTGGCGGCAAATGTTAACTTCACACCAGTTAACTATGTGCCAACAGCAGGTGCAAATTATAAAGCCAATAGTATTACTGGTAATCTCAAGGGAATTGATGATGCGATACTTGCTGCTGGCGGCGTTGCAAGTGTAGCTGGCACAACAAATCAGATTGATGTTACACCTGGGGCTAACCCAGTGCTGAGTATTCCAACTACATTTAATGTTCCTGCCAACATGACTGTTGCAGGCATTACATTTTCAGGTGGTGTTATCAGCTCACCATCTATAATTAATTACACTGCACCTGTGGTTGTGTTTGGTGCCACTGTTGCCATAGGCAGTGGTAACTTTTTTCGAATGTACAATAGCACCAACACATTTAAAACAAACATTACAGCGGCGTCTATGGTATCTGATGCAACCTATACGTTGCCACCAGCGTTACCAGCAGGGAATGGTTATACAATATCATCAACAGCGGCAGGTGTTTGGACTTGGGTTCCAATGCCACCACCTAGCATGTTTGCTGTTGGCGGTCGTTTAACACTAACAAGTAATACGCCAGTCACAACAGCAGATGTGTTGGCAGCTACAACTTTATATTTTACGCCTTATCGTGGAGTTGATATTGATTTATATACCGGCACAGGATGGATGCGCCTTCAAATAAACCAGTTAAGTATTGCAGTCCCTGCAACTACAAATACTATGTATGACGTATTTGTAAACTATAATGCTGGAACGCCTATCCTATCAGTTGTTGCATGGTCAACACTTACAACCAGAGCCACTGGATTGGTTTATCAAAATGGAGTCTTGATATTAAATGGTGATGCTACAAGACGCTATGTTGGTAGCTTTAGCACAACAGGGGTGTCAGGCCAAACAGAAGACAGTGCGGTCAAAAGATATGTGTGGAACTATTATAATCGTATTGAAAAGCATATGTATGTTGCCGAGGCTATAGCAAGCTGGGTGTATACAACTGCAACATGGCGACAAGCTAGAGCAAATACGGCCAATCAAGTTGATTTTGTTATTGGTGTCAGTGAGGATACGGTATATGTAAATCTGGCTGCTCCGTGGGCAAATACTACACCAGGAGGTACCGCAGCTATTTCATTGGGTTTAGATTCTATAACTGCCCCTGCTGCTGCACCAGCAACTCGCACCATCGGTCAAACGGGTGCGGCTGGTAGTGTGTTTACCCTACAGGCTACATACAATGGCTACCCAGGTATCGGCAGGCATTACTTGGCGTGGCTAGAGTTTTCGCAGGCTGCTGGCGTGTCAACTTTCTATGGTGGTGGAACGCTAGGGGTAGTTACTTTCTCGTCAGGCATACAAGGCAGAATATTTTGTTAGGAGATTTTTAATTGGCAAATAGCGCATTTAGTACGGGTGGTTCAGGTACTGGCACAGTCACTAGTGTTGGTATCGAAAGCGACAGCTTAGTAGTTAACAACTCACCAATCACAAACAGTGGTGTAATTGATATTGAATTGCCAGGTAGTCTTACTGGCAAGAATATGATTTTGAATGGTGACATGCGAGTATTCCAAAAAGGTATACCAAGTGGTAGTGGTACAAACATTCAAGCCATTCCACCTAATACAACCACGTATTGTATTGATAGGTTTCAGATTCAAACGCCGCCTGGTGTTGATGTTTTAATCTCGCAGCAACCAACGAGCGCGAACAACGCCGGCTGGTTCGTGACCATTCAACGCAGTGAGTTTAATGCTGGCGTTGGTGATATTAAATTCTGCACATCATTAACTAGGGATATGTGCCTAGAGGCTGCCGGTAAGCAAGCTACAATTAGTGTGAAGCTAAGAGCTGGCGGTAACTATAGTGCAGCAGGTGGGATCCTTAATCTGAAATTAGTATCAGGTGAAGATGCAACCGACATAAGCGTGTTGTCAGGTTTTACTAATGCGGTTAATGTGATTGATGAAGATTGTGTGATTGTGCCAGGTGGTACATTCACCTTCACATCATCCGTGATAACAGCGAACATGACACAGCTAGCAGCAGTGTGTACTTTTAGTTGTTTAGGAATTGCAGGCGGCGATGATTCTTTTTCTATAGAAGAATTTAAGATCGAGGTGGGAGATAAGGCAACCCCATTCCTATCTAGCCCGAATGCCGAAGTGCTGCCCAAGCTTTTATATTTTAGATACATTCCAAAGTGTACAGTTCCACAAATCTTTGGAACTGGATTCGCAATTAATAATATCAATGGCAATGTGTGGATACCATTTCATACAGCTATGCGTGTACCGCCAATCCTTACGGTTGACACTGTACCTGGACACTATTACATCATGAATGGCAATGGTAATCAGGCAGGGAATGTAACAAACATTGCACAGATAGCCACAACAATTAATGGCTGCCGTGTGCACGTTACAACTACAGGTGGCTTAACAGTTGGACAAGGCACGATGCTAGCTGCACTGAGTCCAACTTTCTTAGACTTTAACGCCGAATTAGTTTAATGTTATTAAATGAGTTAAGGAGTAAGACATGGCAAGTGCCAAGACGTTAGAGCTAAGAGCATGGCACCGTGAAGCCACTGCAAAGTTGAATGGTCGCTGGGTATGGAAACATACAAGTAGACCTTGGGTTACATTTATTAGGAGATATGATGCCAGCTAAACACATGAAAGAGAACGACAAGAAACCAACTAGCCCAGGGAAAGCCGGAGCGAAAGCCACCGACAAAGATAAGGTCGCACCTAAAGCTAAAGCCGCACCAGTGAAAGAGAAGGCAAAGGCTAAAGAGAAAGCAGCCCCGGCCAAAGCCAAAGCTAAGTCTAAATCAGGCAAGTACTAGTTCTGTGATAAATCCTAGACAATTTATTAACGATATCCTAGAGCCTGCTCTCAGATACACCAATCTATACTCAACAGATGCGATGCATCTAATGGTATGCACAGCACTAACAGAGTCAAAGCTAACGCACGTTAGGGCAATGCAAGGGCAGGGATTAGGGTTAGGATTGTTTAACATCAAGTGGGAAGATTACCTTGACGTGGTACGCATCCTAGATGGTGATCGAGAACTACGTAGGCTTATCACACTACACACAGGCAGGCGCAACACAATCGAGACACCGGGCGTGCTCATTGCTGACATTGGCTTTGGCGCATTGGTTGCAAGAGTGCGTTACGCAATGGCACCAGAACAGATACCATCCTACAAAGATATAGAAGCGCAAGCTGATTTCTATACCAGGCACTATAATTCTACTGCGGACGTAAACAAAACCCAGGAGTTTATACGCTATGCAAAAGAAATCGAAGGGTGGATTGATATCCAAACTGATTGAGTGTTTACACAGCCCCTATATGATTGTAGTTGCTGTAGCTTGTGCGGTTGCTGTGGTTATGTATCTTGTAGTGGCAGACTTGAAAGAAGGCACGGAGCACCTCTACAGTGGCTATAATTCTATCCCCTACGACTGAGAGACAACTCACCGAAGCATGGTGGCAATGGCTGCGCTATAAATTCCCGGACGTATCAAAGGGAACCTTCCATGTACCTAACGAGGGCAAGCGTTCTGCTGTGAGCTGCCGCATACTAAAGAACTCTGGCATGGTTAAGGGAGTAGCAGATTTTATAATGCTATGGCCTGCCAGTAGTTATAACGGCGCGGTGTTTGAGTTCAAGTCTATAACTGGCAGACTATCACCAGAGCAAAAGTTATTCCTGGCACACGTTAAGAGTTGCAACTACTACACACAAGTCTTTCGTGATATTGATACGGCTATTAACATAACATCCCAATACATACTCGACGAGCTAACCCGATGCTAGTACATGAGATAGATTTCTTTAAGGAAATATTTAACGCCTACCCAGACCAGCGCAAGTTCTTTGATGCTGTATTCTCTGGGAAGTACCAGTACTTTTTAGAAAATGCACATCGTAGGTTTGGTAAGGACGCCGAGTTCTTTAACTGCGCTTGGCTATATGCTTCGATGATACCGGGCACACATCTATATACACTGCCAAAGATAGGCCAGGCACGCAACGTAGTATGGGAAGGAACAGACCTAAATGGTAGGCGTTGGATTGATTCAATACCAGCGCACCTGCTGGCAAGAAAGCCACACGAGACAACCTGCAAGTTATACTTCGTAGGCGGTGGCGTGTTGCATATCACTGGGGCTGATAACCTGCTTAACTCACGGTTAGGATCTAACTTAGCCTCTGTGTGGATGTCCGAGTTTCAACGTACGCATCCAGCTATCTGGGATTACTTGCGGCCAATAATAAAACGAAGCGGTGCCATTGCTGCATTTAACTATACAAGCTTTGGCAAAGGACACGCCTATAGACTCTACCAACGTAACAAGGATAACCCTAAATGGTTTTGTAGGAAGTTAACCGTTGAAGATACCCGGGACAATTACGGGAACTATATATTCTCACCGGAGCAGATAGAAGAAGAACGCGAATCAGGGATGGATGAGGACTTAATCCAACAGGAGTATTACTGTAACGACAATGTAGCGGTTAAGGGTACGTTCTTCTCAAGCCAGTTAGAGCTAGCCCACACCGAAGGTCGCGTTGTCAAGGTGCTTGAGGTCTTTCCAAACCTGCCAGTGCATACATCATGGGACTTAGGTTCAAGGGATACCAATAGCATATGGTTTTTCCAAGTCATTGGCACGGGTAACACGGCACAGTTTCGATACTTCTATCAGCATGATCACACCTACGGGAGTGTCGAGTATTACTTAGACCTGCTAGCTAAGGTGAAAGCTAAGCACGGCTTCACAAGATACGGTAATCATTTCGTACCGCACGATATATCGCAGACTGAATACACATCGGGTAAGACTAGGTTTGTAACGTTCATGCAAGCAGGGCTCAAGCTTATACCTGTACCTATGGTACGAGTCATTGAGCGCGTCCAGGTTGCACGCACTGCATTGAAGCAGTGCTGGTTTAGTAGTGATGGATGCAAGCACGGCCTTGAAGCTTTGGCGGTGTCACGCGCTCACTACAACGAATTAACCAAAGCACTGTCAGCGGATGAGGTGCACGACTGGGCATCCCATGCTAGCGCTGCGTTTCAATACGGCCACGTTGGATGGCTCGACCAGTACAACAAGCCAATGCTAGCCAAACAACAAGAGTATGCACGGGCTAGACACCACACCAACCCGGCAGACAGATACCCAAGTAACATGATGGCTGGCATCAATAGAAATATAAACCACAAACGCTAGGGCAGTTTGATAATTTTAGGTGTTGCTGCTACGTTTAAGCATGTTATTTAACGTTAAACCTAGGAGAATATTATGGACGCTATAGTACCTGCTGGAAATACCAGCTTAGTTATAGATAGAAAAGATGACTGCGACAAGCCACGCCGTAGCTATGATGACTGCGGCTATAGCCGTAGAGATTGTGCAACACGTGATGATGTCGAAGGCTTAGAGACTCGACTCAATGTCGGTGAGAACTCCCAAGAAATTAGACAGCAAGCAGCTAAGTTAGCATTGCATGTGGCTGATAAAGTGAACGACGAGGGCAGAGAAGGCCGCCTAGGTCTGTTGCGTGTTGCTGATAAGCTAGGCGACTCTGTTGAGAAGTTCGGCTTGGCTGGTCTTGTTGCAACTAAAGACCTGCACAAAGATGTTGAGCATGAGTTTGGCAAGCTTAAGTTTTTAATTGCCAAAGAAGTTGGCGAGTCTAAGTTGGAATCAGCCAAGCAATATGCAAGCGTGTTGTTAGAAGCTGCTAAGGCTAAGGCAGAGATTGAGCTAGAAGCTTTGAAGAACACAACTAAGATCAAAGATAAGATCGCCGAGTGCTGCGCTGAGACTCATATGCTAATCAAAGAAACTGCATGTGAAACTAAAGAGCTAGTGAGAAGTGTTGAAGAAAAAAGACTACGTGAAAGACTAGAAGAAGCACAAGACGAAGCCCGTGCTTTGCGATTTCGCTTCTGCGTCTGCGCCAAAGATCACACAGCACCTTAGCCTGTGGGTCTGCTGCGGTGTCTTAACCGGCATCATAGTGGGCACAGTGATGGGTGTTGTAGTGTCGAGGCTGCTCTAGTGTTGTAAGGGCTGATTATATTTATTTATATTCAGCCCTTAATCTTTTTAAAATACTTTA